AGCTCATTTTGCCTCCATATCAAAAACATCAATTAATTTATTAATAAGACAATCCATTCTTTGATTCCAAAGTCGTGAATCAATGTCTGTCGGCCAAGGCACTAATGTATTACTAATTGTGTTGATTATTAAATGAAAACATCTTTCTTTTTCTAATAATCTTGCAGAGTCTTTGGCGGCAACCACCAAGTTATCAATTAATTCTTCCATCATAGACCTCCAGTACGAATAATCCATGCTGTTAAAGGAATTACAAACATAAGTGTTCCAAAAATTAATGCTTCTATAAATGTTTTCATAACTTTCTCTTTCTTCAATTAGTTAAATGTTTATTCCAAACTGCTTGTTCAACAATATATTTGCCTTCTTTGTATTGAACCCACGTTTTGGTAGTTCCAATCGATAAAACTTTAATTATTTGAAACTGTTTGCCTGATGGTCTTGTATAAATCATTTTGACTTTCTCTTTCTTCACTTGGTTAATAAAATTTACTGCATAAGTGATACTATACACGAAAAAACACACATTACAACACTTATTTACACTTTTTTTATAGGTGTTTATACTAATATAAAAAATGTTTGCAAATATTTACTATATGCTTTATATTCACAAATGAAAGGAATTATATGAAACCAACTGATTATTTGAAGTACGAATTTGAATCATTAAAAAATCTTGCTGAAAAACTTGATTTAACTCCCAACAGCGTTGTTTTATGGGGACAAACTAAAGTTCCAATTAAATATGTCAAGAAAATAGAACAATTATCTGAAGGAAGATTAACAAAAGAGATGCTTAGACCTGACTTATTTAAGGATTGATATGTACTATTACCAACATCATATCGGTGATTTTATTAAAGCTACCTCAAGGCTTACCGATAGCCAAGCTATGGCATACCTACGTCTTATTTGGTTGTATTACGATAAAGATGGTCATGTTATTAATGATTCTGAACAATTAGCTTTTGAAATTGGTTCTGATGTTAAGACTTTACAAATGATTGTCAAAACTTACTTTGAAATTAATGGCGAATTTTTAAAACATTCTAGATGTGATAAGGAGTTGCAAGGATATTTAAACAAATCTACTGGTGGTAAAAAAGGTGCTGAATCAAGATGGAAAAATAAGGTAAGCGATAGCATAGCTATAACTAACCCTATGCAACCCCAATGCGACCCTAATGCCAACCAAGAACCAATAACCGAGAAACCAATAACCAAGAACCATATAAATACTATTACACCTGAAGGTGTTAGTGATGAAGTCTTTAATGATTTTGTAAAGTTACGCAAAGGATTGAAAGCACCAGTCACTCAGACAGCGATTAAAGGTTTAGCAAGAGAAGGTCAAAAAGCGAACATGACATTAGAACAAGTGATGATTATTTGTTGTCAGAACGGCTGGAGAGGTTTTAAAGCTGACTGGATTAAAGACAAAAAGACAGTTGGCGAAAGAAACAGCTCGGTCATGTCAGGATTAACGAGAGGAATCATAGGAGGAAATTCAGATGTCCGATTACTTGGAAAGTGATTTTTGCAAGCCTGAAGAAGGCTTAGATTACCTATTTGCAAGAATGGGAGCTATTTACGGAGCTACTTTTATACGACATTGGGAAGGTGTGAATGTTGAAATTATTAGAGATACTTGGTTAGACATACTTGGAGTCTATGCAACCTACAGACCTAGTATGGATGCAGCTCTTAAATTAATGGATGCAACTTACATACCATCGGCTTTAACTTTTAAAAAACTGTGTGAAGTAGGGCCAAAGATACCTTTTAAACCCCATGCAGTTATTGGATTCCATCAAAAACCTGATTCTTTTACGATGGATAGAGAAATGATTAAGCAGCAGATTGAAAAGATGTATGAAGTTTTAAATGCTAAAAACTATGAAAAGGAATAAGTGATGTTTAAATATTTTATTTATGATGAAAACAAAGAATTAATGCGTAAAACTCGTACAAAAGGTGAAGCTATTGCCATTTGCAAAACTAGAGCTGGTTGGACTTATGTTTTTATTCGACCAATAAAACCTATATTTTTGGATGCTCCATTTTGAAAACATTAATTATTGAATCATGTGAAAAAAGAGAAATTAAATCTAATTACACAATGGTGCATATAAAAAACGCAATTATTTTGCGTGATTATTTAAAGTGCGATTTTATTAGTCATGCAGAACATATACCCAGCGTTATTAACAATGAATACGATGCCATTATTTGTGTGTATGCCTCACCTTATATGAAATACAACGCATATTTGGAAATATTGGATAAAAACCCTAATGCCAAACTGTTTTGGTTAATGAATGACCACGATGTAGAAGACAACATTTTGCTTAGAAAATGGGTTATGAAATACGAAAAACAATATCAAATGATTTGTAATAACCCACGTTCAGGTTATAGACCTTGGATTTTAAAGAAAAAAATTCAGGAAAAAACATTAAATGATTGGATTGGTGATTGGCATACGGTTAATTTAAATACCTTGGTTTTTGATGAAAAGGTTTATTTAGAAAATAAAGACAACACCGATAAAGACGAAATTCTGTATTACGGAACATTTAGAAAGAACAGAATTAAAGACATGAAAGACTACAACAATGTTTCCTATCGGTTAAGTTCTAATCGCAGAAATCATATTAAATATGAAAACGTGGAAATTACAGCAAAGTTTATAGAAAAGCTGGTTTGGGATAACACAACCAAGTGCGATATGTTTGAACCAGTTGGTATGCGTTTAAAAGATTTTGTTTTATCTATTTATTTTGAAGATGCACACACACATGAAAACTATGCTTTTATGGCAAACCGTTTTTATGAATGTCTAATGCACAACACTTTATTGGCTTATGACTATAGATGTCAAAAAACCATCAATTTAAGTGGATATAACATTCATCCTCGGCAAATTGTTAAAAATGGTGAAGAATTGTTGGCTTTATATGAGGAATTAAAAAATAATCAACAGTTTTATCAAGAATTAATTGAAGTGCAGCAATCTAATGTTGAGCTGGTGTTGAAAGAAAAGGAAGAAGTATTAAAAACCATTAAAAATGTCTTACATTGAGGAAAAATAATGAATTTAGAACAATTAAACGAAAACAGAATTGAACAAGCATTAATTTTTTTAGCTGGTTCTGATGAAAACCATGCAAAGCTAAGTGGCGAGGTTAAATACCTTGAGGAAGCCATTAAACAAGCTAAGGCTCATTCTTTTTTAGAATCTGAAGGCACAGTAGCTGAAAGAGATGCAAAAGCCTTGGCGAGCCTTAAATACGATTTAGCTATACAAGCACATTTAAAGGCTTATGTTGATTTTAAAGAACTAGACAATCAACGAAATCATGAAATACGAATAATTGATATTTGGAGAACATTGTCATCGAACCGTAGACAGGGAAATATATGAAGACTATTTCATTTTTAGTAGCAACATTTTTATGTGGATTTGTGATTTATTTAACTGAATTAAACCATCAACAAGTGAAATACGATTGCCGATATGTTACTTATCCGTTAGCAATTGATATTCCACAAGAAATTATTAAACAATGTAAGGAGAAAAAATGATTGAATTATTAGAAAATGTTGAAAAAGTCATTGCTAAACTTATGTTAGAAATTAATCGACTAAATGATGAGCTTGAGCTTGTTAAAAAAGAACTAGCATTATTGAAAGCGAATGACAAATGTTAATGCGTAATACTGACGCAGCTCATACTGATTTTGAAGATTTATTAGGGTTAATACCTAATAATCCTAAATTCTTACCAAGCAATGTCGATGGTATTGCTGAACGCAATGGTAAATTTATGATTATGGAATGGAAACGACCTCATGAACGCATGAGTAAAGGTCAGGAATATTTATTAAAAGCATTGGCAAGCGTACCTAATTTTGTTGTTATTATTATTATTGGAGATACCGATAATGGCATGAATATTGATAAATTTTACTTTGTACAACCTCAAGGTAAATGTGTATTAATCGGTAACAATACGCAAGAATTTAAAGATTACTATACATTTTGGTATGAATGGGCTAATGTAAAATGATAGTAATTCCTATTAAAAATGAAGAAACATATTCTTGGTTATTGCAAAAACATTATGCTAAAAGAATTCCACAAATTATGTTTGCTTTTGGATTGTATGAAGAAAATCATCTTGTTGGTGTAATTACTTATGGTATACCAGCTAGTCCATCATTATGTATGGGTATTTGTGGCAAAGAATATTCAAATAAAGTTTTAGAATTAAATCGTATATGTTTAATGGATAATAACAAAAATCAAGCTAGTTTTTTAGTATCCAATAGTATTAAATTGTTGCCAAAACCAACAATTATTGTTTCTTATGCTGATTCTGCACAAGGCCATGTTGGATACGTTTATCAAGCAACAAATTTTTTATATACTGGATTATCGGCAAATAGGGTAGATTGGACTGTAAAAGGTTTAGAACACAAACATAGTAAAACATTATCAGATGGAATGACTTTGCAATCTATTAAAGAAAAATACGGTGATGATTTTTATTACACACAAAGAACAAGAAAACACCGTTATATAATTTTTCATGGCACAAAAAACGACAAAAAAATATTAAAATCAAAATTAATGTACAAAATAGAACCTTATCCTAAAGGTGATTCTAAACATTATGATTCAGGTGGAAAAGTAAATACCCAAGAATTATTATTTATATGACAAAACAAGAAAAAGAACATTATGCAAAACTTGCAAGACTTGGCTGCATTTTATGCCGACAGAACGGAATCAGAGAAATTGAAGACAGTCCAACGGAAATCCACCATCTCCGAATCGGTGGTGGTCTTAGAAAAAACGCACCAGCAATCCCCTTGTGTGCCTATCATCACCGACTTGGTAATACCTCGGTTCATTTACTTGGCAACAAAGGATTTACTAAATATTGGGGAATATCTCAAGAAGAACTCCTTGAAAAAGTAAATAAAATATTAAATGAGAGCTAAAAAAGTCGATAAGAATCACAAAGAAATTGTTGAAGCATTTCGATTATTAGGTTGCAGCGTCTTTGATATGAGTTCAGTCGGAAAAGGGTTTCCTGACATTTTGGTGGGAAAAAACAACAAAACAATATTAGTAGAAATTAAATCGTCAAATAAAGCTACTTTTACAAAACATCAAAAAGAATTTATGGTGCATTGGAAAGGCTCTGCTGTTTGTCGAATACAAGATTTAGATGGAGTTATGCGTTTAGTGAAAATGCTTGACAATGTGGAATAATGGAATGAAAATTAAGAGACTACATTTTGTAGTTCTTTTTGCAAAAAGGAAAATATTATGGCAATGGGTAAAACAACAAATCCAAACAGCATAGCTGGTGTACCAGCTAAAGGTGTTGTAGTTCCAAAAGGTGCTGCTAAAGCTGATATGAGTGGCGAACGCATGGAAAAGACGCATCGTGGCGGTGTAGCGATGGGTAAAGAAGACATGATTGGCTCTGATAAAGAGTTTAATACAGGTCGTACTGCTGGTGTTTGCTATGAGCATAAGCGAAATTCTTATGCTAAAGAAGACATGATGGAAAAAGATTAAGTAAAAAGCGAAAAACCCAGCCTTGAAGGTTGCTGGGTTCTTCTAACCAAACTAGTATCGGAGCACTAGATGGCTGTAAACAATAGTAATAATAACTGCAATAATTGTCGATATTTTTCTGCTGGTGAACGATTAGGCATTTGCAAACGATTTCCTGAAACCGTTAATAAGTCGAAAGATGATTATTGCGGTGAGTTTTCGTCACAACCAATCACACAACCGATTGAATCAAATCCATTTGTTCAAACACAAACGGTGTATTTAGACGCTGGCAAGAAAAAAGCTGGGAGACCTCGAAAATATGCTTAAACCACTCGGTGACAAAATAGTCGTTAAACCTGACGTTAGAGAACTATCTAGCGTATTAATCGTGAATAACAAAGAAGTCGAGAACATGGGGACAGTTGTTGCTGTCGGTCTTGGCAAAAAGTTATCTAGTGAACGCAGAGAAGATATGCCGATTGAAGTTGGTGCAAGGGTCAGATTTGGCACAATGAACGATGACCATGGCGAAGAATACCTTAAATACTTCCCTTATTACGAAAATGGTGTTAAATATCTTGTAATGAGTTGGCAAGATGTTTGTTTTGTGGAGGTTGAAAATGCTTAAATGGATTAAATCGCTATTTGCCAAAAATAAACCATTACATTTAACAACTGATGAAATTATTGATTTAACTTTATTAACAATTCATAAACCAATTGTTCAACCAGCAACCACAAGGAGCAAAAAAATGGCAAAATCAGGCTTATATGCCAATGTTCACGCTAAACAAGAACGTATTAAACGTGAAAAGGCTGAGGGTAAACCCGTAGAGAAAATGAGAAAAGTTGGG